GGTAGTAAATGAAGTCGCATTAGAACTACCGTCACTACCATCTTCTGGTGGGGGTCTATCGTTTCCTCCCGTCACGGGTTCTTCTGTTTGTTCTGGTGGTGTTACAGTTGTTGGATCTGCATCTAATGCTTCTGCAAGTTTTACTGGAGATACTTCTACTCCATTATTTTCTGTTTTTAATGCACTCTGAATAGTATACTTTCTTTGTGCTTCTAAACTTGCGACAACAGTGGGATCGTTTGCTATGGCATTTGTAATTGCTTGATCAAAACCACTACTTTTAGCGTATGCAGATGGTTCATAAGTACCATCTGCATTTCTTGTTGCAATTAATTTGCCAGATTCTCCACCTTGTATGGTTTGTGCCTGACCAAGAATGTTGTAGTCTTGTTGATATACTTCAGTTCTACCAGTTGCTGGATCATGTACTGTTTTATACTTCACTTTATAGGTTACAGAAGCTCTTGATCCTGCTCCAGTTTTGGGACCAGTACGAACTACAATTTCATTTGGTGGGGACACATATACCTTATTGTTGGCAGTTGACTCATCAAGACCAACTCCGTCTTTATTTCCGAAAAATTCTTTCCTAGATCCAATTGAAGATGGTTGTGACATTTAATTAACCTTTGAAGTTTGAATCATTCTTTCCATATCCTTTATATATTCGTGTTCCACGAAGCATCTTTCTAAAAGATCTATTGTTTGTTCTCCAAACATCCCTAGCATTTACTCTGCGAGATCTACCATCTTTTATGGATACGAAGTCTTCAACGGGCAACATGGATGCTGTATCCCATTCATTTATTGCTATATCTAGCAATAGTCCTCTAACTTGACTTATATTATATTTAGATATTGAATTATAAGGTAATGTGAGTTTATCCCTCTTCAAATTTTCTACAACATATTGTCTTTTTATTGGGTGTATAAAATGTAAATTGCAAGCATCAAAAGTTGTACCATCAAATTTAATTACATATGCTAATGGGAATGGGTCAAATACACTCACGGTTTCTTTTTCCGAAGTATATTCAAACATGAAGAGATGACCTTGCTTAGGAATTCTCCTTATAAGATTTTGATCTCTGTCATCTTTATCGGCACGCTCGTCCATGATAAATTTACCAGGACGCCGCATATAACTATTTGTCAGACCCCTGAACGCTTTTCTGTAGAAGAATGGTGATTTACCTGCTTCTAGGTCAACACGCTCTCTTAATTCTTCAAATACAGTTTGATTTGACATTACTTGATTCCTAGTTCGTCCTCGGTTATAATCTTAAATTCAAGTCGTCGATCTTTACACCACTCTGTTGCTGCCTTCCACTTAGCCTTATTTACTTCATATGTCTTTGCTTCATATATAAATGATTTAGTTACTTTTTTAGATTTTCTCTGTGGTGGTTGAGTTTGTTTTTTGGGTTTTACTTCAATCACATATGTTTTTGTAGATCCATTCTTCTCTTTTACCTTGATTAAAAAGTCTGGGAAGTACCGATGAACTCTACCATCAAGAGGTGATAGGTAAGGGATACAAAATTCTTCACTTGCCCATTCCACAATACTCTCATTCAAATCACACCAAGCACAGAATTTGCGTTCCCAACTACTTCTGCATATTATATTGTTGGGGTTTCCTTTATATTTTTTGGGGAACGATGGACGGTATCTGCTTTTAATACTTTCGTTCATAAAAGTCGGCTACATATAATATAGACTTAATATCTTTATTTAGATGTCCTTAGGAATAAATCCAGGTGTACAAATGAGTAAACTGAAGAGTAGGATCTTGAATCCTGCTATGACTTCAGTTTACTCTGTTTTGATGAACCAACCTGCCTTTGGAATGCGGCAAGATAGAGAATTATTTGAATTGACTTGTATAGAAGCTTCTTTGCCAGGATCTAGTCTTGCCACAGTTGAGACTAGTCGTGATTATTTGGGCATTGTTGAGAAACATGCGTATGCTAGACTGTATGATGAAACTATAGATCTAACATTTTTAGTTACTTTAGATAGTAATTATCTTCAAATTAGATTTTTTGATTATTGGATGAAGTGGATTGTTGGGGAAAATGAATATAAAGATCAACAACTGGCTGGGAAAATTAATCAGAGGGTTAAATATCCGACAGATTACCAAACCAACTTTCAGATTGTAAAATATGAGAAGAGTATGGGATCTGGAAAAGATATTGTAAATCCAGTGCTGGTTTACAACTTTGTTGATGCATTCCCCAAAGCAATGAATACTATCCAGGTGTCTTATGATACCTCTCAACTTCTTAAATGCACTGTGTCTATGACATATACAAGATATTACATTGGTGAGGAAACATCTCAATCAGATTTTAGTGCTTTTGCGCCAAAGTCAAGATTATTTGATTTTAATCCGAATCAAACTGGGCAAAGAAGTAGAGAAAATCCATTTAACACGGATAATCCTTTATCAATTGTGAATACTGATTACACTCTTAATAATCCTAATTTGTCCAACTTGTTTAGAGAATCTCCAATACCATTTGATTATAACCTCAATTTTTGACAATAAATAACCACATGAACTGATTATCAACATGCCATTACCTACTATATCAACTCCAACTTATGAACTTGAGTTGCCATCTACAGGAGAAACTGTAAAGTATCGTCCCTTTTTAGTTAGAGAGGAAAAGTTACTTGTCCTTGCTTTAGAAAGTGAGGATTCTAAGCAAATCACTACAGCAATTAAGTCGGTAATCACTAATTGCATCAAGTCCGAATCTATTAAGGTTGAGACTCTTCCAACATTTGATATTGAATACTTGTTTTTGAATATCAGAGGAAAGTCTGTCGGAGAAGAACTTGAAGTAAATGTTCTTTGTCCTGATGATGAGGAGACTTATGTCCCCACTACAATCAACATTGATGACATTAAAGTTATCAAGCAGGAAGGTCATGACAAGAACATTCAGATTGACGAAAAACTCATGATGGAGATGAAGTATCCATCTTTAGAGCAGTTCATTCAAACTAATTTTGATTTTAATAATAATGTTAGTGTTGAGCAGTCATTTGATTTAATCGCCTCTTGCATAAGTCAAATTTTTACTGCTGAAGAGTCTTGGACTGTTGAAGACGTAACCAAAAAAGAGGTGCAAGCATTTTTGGATCAAATGAATTCTTCTCAATTTAAGAAGATTGAAAAATTCTTTGCTACAATGCCAAAGTTATCTCATGAGATAAGTGTAAAGAATCCAAAAACTGGTGTTAAGAGTACTGTCGTTTTGGAAGGGTTGTCCAGTTTTTTCGCATAGCCCTCTCTCACATGGACTTGGAAAATTATTATAAGTTGAACTTCGCTTTGATTCAGTACCATAAATACTCATTAACTGAAGTTGAGAATCTAATTCCATGGGAGCGAGAGGTTTATGTGTCATTGCTAAAAGCTCATTTAGACGAAGAAAAACTAAGAGCTGAACAACAAAGTCGAGCAAATGGCTAATAAGTTACCAAAGTATCTAAGCGAAATAATCCCATATTCTCGTCTTGTAAGAAAGAAGAATGGGTTTAGACAGTCCGTTTCCAGTTATATGGAACGGTCCAAGATTCTTATTGGTGACGCATATGATATTGATTATGATCGAGTAGTAGATACATTTCTTAGAGCATGGGATAAATCTGAAAAAGATTACCCATCACCATCGGTTATAACACCTCAAAATATTGCAGAGTTTAGTACATTCAATGAGTATTGTTTGTACCTTTGGGAATATTATGTTGAGGATAAAAAACAACCACCAAAACCAAAGGCACCTCCCAAAGTACCAGAGCAGAAAAAACCAGAACCACCAAAAGAGCAAGAACCTCCTCAAGTTACATCAGAGGGTGATTTTGAGGGATATGGGGATGAAGACGACTTCTTATCTACAGTAGGCACAGAAAAACCTAAGAAGCAAACTACTGCTATAAGTTTGTATGAAGGTGTAAAGGAAGAAGATCTTATTGGTGATGAGGAGATTGATGAAAGAATCCTAAGAATGTTAGGATTAGATGTAATTGAAGATATTGATTATGCAACTTACATCTCTCTTTTAAAAGAGTGGAGTGCTGCTGCTAGAATGACAGGTGCTAAAATTAGCACTGAAGAAGCAGAATTAATAACCAACGAATTTAGAAGAGTAAAGAGAAAGGTTGGTCGATTTAGAATTAAAAAGCAAAAAGTAAATATTAGTGATCCACAAGCACCATCACCAGTTCAAAGTGCTAAGAACTTTATTACTGGAGCTGCAGTACCAGAACAGAAGTTGCTTCCTCCTGCAGAGGGACCTAAGAAGAAGAGGAAGAAGAGAAAGGCATCTCTTGAAGAGAACGTTGCTGCAATTCGTAAGAATGTAGAGGCAATACAAAAGATCCTTGAGGATTCTCTCAAGCAAAAAATGAAGGCAATTGGTGCCGAGCGTAGATCTATTGAGAGGACAAGAAGAGACAATAGAGAGAATAAGTTAGAGGGTGCTATTAAAAAGACGATGAGTGTTGCTAGAAAAATGCTCACTCCAGTCTTTGACGTTTTAGGAAGAATAATAGACTTTATAAAAGCAATTATCCTTGGCAGGATAATGTATCAGTTGGTTGACTGGTTGGGTAAAGAGGAGAATCAGAAGAAACTTAATAGTGTTATTCAGTTTATAAAAGATTGGTGGCCAGCACTACTTGCAGGATTCTTATTATTTGCAACACCTCTTGGTGCTTTAGTTAGAACTGTTTTTGGAACCATAACAAAACTAACCCTCCTCATGCTGAGAAAGGGTATACCAATGCTATTGAGGTTTGTTGCTAAGAACCCTGTTGCCTCCGCTGCATTGGCGATAGTAGGTGGTGCTGCAATTGGCGGCATTATGCAGTCTCAAACACAGTCTAATGATGCTGAAAGAGCGGCACAAGGTAAGACGCAACTAGATGATACAATGGAGTTTGGTGGTGTCACTGGAGACCCCATGGGTGCCCTGAGGTTTACTGGTGGCGGACAAATTCCTGCATATACAAAAGGTGGGTACTTACCCAAAAAGACTAAACCATCTGGCGGAAAGATAACTGCATCTACTGGTAAGCGTGTAAAGGGTGGCGGTAAGGATACTCAAATGATCATTGCTCAACCTGGTGAGATTGTAATATCCAAGAAGGCAGTTGATAAATTTGGTGCTCCATTCTTCTTAGATCTGAATAAAGCTGGTGGGGGAACCAATATACCCAAGTTTATGGGTGGAATTCAGTTAGCTCAAGAGGGTGGTCAAATCGGTGTGTCTCTTGACAATATTCCTACTATTGACGTAACTGGGATTCAGCAAGCACAATATGATGAATTTGGTCTTGATAAGAGGGCAGAAGAAGTTGGTGCAAGACAAGCATTGAGAGAATTTAGAATATGGAAACTTGAGAAGTTGATGGATAAAACAGCTCCAACAGTTCAACGAAATACTGGTTATGCAGAGTTACCACGAGATCTTTACATTCCACCATCACCATCTACAAGTTCTTCAAATAGATCTGGTTCTAATTTGGGATCTAATTTTAGCGGAATGAGGAGTTCTGCAGTTCTTGACGTTCCCATGTATCAGGAGACTGGTGTGGAACCCATGGCGGAACCAAAAACTATACCTGCAACTGGTCCTAATGCAACACCCCTCACGGGTATAATACCTCAGGATAATAAAACACAAGCACCAAAAGCAACTCCAGTCCCTATACAACCGATTACTAAAACAGTGGCACCTCCGCCACCACCTCCTGCAGAACAGGTTGATATCACTACTATAAGTACTAGACAAGATCAGAAGGGTAATCTTGCCACTAATGCTGGTAATAATAGAGATATTCCAGAGTTTGAAACATCTATTCCTACAGCATCGAGAATGATGAATATTCAAATATATGGACTCATAGGGGTAGAGTAAGATGGCAATTAACACTCAAAAGTTTTTGCCATCTTCTGGTGGTGCTATAGTTAAGGGATCTGTTCCACAAACATCTTTAGTTCCATACACTCCTCAGGGTAAGTTTGCAATGCCTGAGGTTGCGACTGAAGATAAAGATGTAAAACCATCTTTGGAAGAAGATGTTGCTGCAATTCGTGAGTCTACTGTAAAGATTAAACTTGTATTAAAAAAAAGCGTAAAGATTGATTTAAAGCAAATTAGAGATAATCGTAAGGCACAGGAAAAAACTAGAAGAACTAAAAGAGAAGATAAGTTAGAGACTAAAGACGATAAGAAGGAAAGTAAGGGACCTGGTATATCTGTACCCAAAGTTCCATTCTTTACTAGAGTTAAAAACTTTTTGGGATCTATATTTTTGGGGTGGTTGGGTCTAAAATTGGTCCAGTTTGCTCCACAACTTAGTGCATTTCTACAAGCAATAAAACCAATTGCTGTTTGGATCGAAAATTTTATAGGTAATGTTTTTAATGCGTTCGTGGGATTCATTGATGGTGCTTATGATATCAAAGCAAAAGTAGAAAATAAAGTTGAAGAAGTATTTGGAGAAGACGGTCTTAAGAAGTTTAAAGAATTCCAGGGAGCATTTACAAAATTTATGAACCTTGCGATTATTGCAGGGATGATGAGTGCTGGTGGAACTGATTTTGGTCTTGGTAAAAGAGGTGGAAATGCTGGTAGAAACCAAACAGGCATACAAGGTATGCGTAATCAAGCAGGTAGAGTCACGAGAGGTGGCACTACTGCTTCTGCTGCCAGAAGATTTGCTGATAGGTATGGAAGAGACGCTGCAATAAAAAGATTTGGACCAGAGGCAGTTCAAAGTCTGGGTGGTAAGTATGCTCGTTCTGCGGCAACAAATACTGCAAGAAGAGCTGCAGTATCTGTTCTAGGTACAGGTGGTACAAGGGCATCATTGAGAGTCCTTAAAAACTTTATTCAACCAATTGTTAGAAGAATACCTCTTATTGGTGGTCTTATTGACTTTGCTTTAAATTATTTTGTATTTAAAGAACCTGTTGGTAGAGCTGCGTTTGCTGCTATTGGAAGTACTATTTTTGGTGCTCTTGGTGCTGGAGCAGGATCTATTGTTCCTGTTGTTGGTAATATTGTTGGTGCTGCTTTAGGTGGTCTTGCGGGTGATATGGCAGGAAAGTGGTTATATGATACGTTTTTTGATAAGAAAAAACCTGTCGATACTCCTGAAATTGAGGCGAAGGAGAGAGGTGGTCAGATTGGACTTAGTGAAGAAGAGCAAGAAGAATTATATAAAAAGCAACAGCGTGATAATGTAAGGAGAGCAAATAAATTTAGAGTAACTCCTACTCCCAAACCATCTAATGAACCTGCTCCTGATAAGAAAAATTTATTCAGATCTATTTTTGGTAGTCTTAAAGAGAAGGGAGGTCCATTCCAATATTTAAACAAAGCAAGGGCAAAAATATCTGATGGTAGGGTGTCAATGATGTCCAAGATTATGGCTCTTGGCATTGACATTTTGAGTGGAAAACCAATATCTCCCAGAACTCTACAGGATATTGCCAAAAATATGGTGACATTCTTTGATTCTGCTCTTCCAGCACCAATTGCTTTGTTGAGAAATATTATTCAGAAGTTCTCTGGTGGTGGACTTGTAAAGGGAGGATATTCTCCGATTGAAAGAGATAGAAGAATAAGAGATTTTACTAGACAACTTGGGCAGCAGTTTTCTAGAGATATTCAGAATCAACAGGTATCTATTTTTGGTGCCGCACGCGCTGCATCTATTGCTGCTGGTGTGAGAAGACAGCAAGAGGGTTTGCTTAATAACTTCGGTGGTGGTAATGGTGAATCATCAACTTCAACTCCGACTGGATCTACTCTTGGTGGATCTGATAAACTTGCGGGATTATTTGGGTCGTCTGGTACTGTAAAATATGATGGAAGAGAAGGAAGTGCATTAAACATTAGTTACAGTCCGTTTGCACAATCTGATGTTGAAGCACAAGAAAAAGATGGTGGTATTAGAATTACCTCTGGCAAGGGATTTAGGAGAAGTACTGGCAGTGATCATAAAGGATATGATGTCGGTGCAAATACGGATACACCAATGTATGCCTACCTAGACGGCGAAGTAACTCATGTTAATAAGCAACTGGGCGGACCTGGCGATGCTGGATATGGATATTGG